TCGCGAAGAACGATATTTAGTTCGCCCTTAGTACCTTTTACGTTTTCGATTAGTTTCATTTGATTTACCTTCTTCTTAGTTAAAGTATGTTACTTGACCAACATAGTCCGAACCGAAGTCACCATCAACATAGTTTTGCGTATTCACAATACCATCTTCGGTGACTGTTACTGTTTCGAATAGTCCTTTAAGTGTATTTATAAGAGATTGTTCAGCAGCAGCAATAGATTCTATCGTTGCAGAGTCATTCGCAACAATTAATAATTCAGTTGCACCTGCATCATCAGTTTTAACCAGATATGGAATTATACCAACTGTATCAGTTGACGTAACAGATTCAGTCAAATATTTATACAGATGATTGGTTGAAGATTCAGATGTGTGCACGTGAGTTTCAGTAAGGTCATCCTCGAAATGGGGATCCTGCCCAATAGTTTCTCTGACAAGACCAACTGCTCTATATTCGTCAGCAATTACAGATTCTGTAAACGTTCTATAATACTCTACTGTTCTGGCGAATGTATCTGCGTTGGTTACTGTATCTGTCAGAGTTTTATTCATGTCAAACGCTTGCGATTCTGTGGTTATTGCTGCGTCAGATATAACCTTTGCAAAATCAAACTCAGTAGTATCTGCCGCGACATAATTTTCATCAAAGAAATCTTCAGCGTATGGATCTTGTAAGAAAATTGTATCTTGTAGAACCTTACCAAAATCAGTAATTGCATTTTCGGCAGTAATTGTGTTTTCGCTTACTTCGCGCACATATTGAACGACGCGATCGAACACGTCTGTAGTTTCAGTAGTATCGCCTTCATCTTCGTAGATACCAACAGTAAAATCAAGGGATGCTATATCTGTTGTTGTCGCAACATCAGTTAATACCTTGAAAACATGACTGCTGTTTGCATCTGCTACTTCCGCAGAGTCAGTAAGAACCTTGATGAAGTTTACTGCATAATAGAATGTATCAGCAGAAAGTTCTTCAAGCACAAACTCATAGATATGCAGAGGTTGTATTGGTGTTGTAATATATTGTCTGAAGTCAACCGTCTGCTCGAGAGTAAGTTCACCGAAGATAGCAGTACCTGCTGGATGCGTGGTATTCTTAACTATATCCAACCATTTATTGGAAGGAACATTCGAGCGAATTACATATGAGTAGTTCTGATAGTAGAAGTTATCTTGTAGTCTGTTGACATTTGACAACATACCACGCGAGTCTTTAAATCTACCTGTCTTAACATTCACAGCACCTGTAGTAAACGACAGAGTAGCAGTACAACCCAATGGGGATTCGATTGTCGCAGTAAATGATTCGCGTTCGAAGTCAAATCCTGTGTCAAAAATACTTACTGCAGTTGGACAACCATCGTCATCAACTGCATCGATTCTAATAGACGCCTTGTTATCTCTACCAACGAGGGTATATGGACTTAATCCAGCGTCAGTTTCATTATACTTGTTAAGAAAATATTCTAAAGTTTCGTTTTCAAATTCTATGGTATAAGAACCAACGGAACCTGTTTCGTCGATAGAGAAAATGTCACCGACTGTAAACCCGCATGGTGGATCCCCACTGCAATCAATGACATCAACTGTTGCTAGTTGTCGAACAATGTAACCATAGTTCGTTACGGTTGTTCCCGAAACAATCTCAACTTTAGTGCGTATTGCTTGTGTGGAAAACGTAACAGCAGGTGCTGTTGAATAACCAGATCCGCCGTTTGTGACAATTACGTGAGATATTTCACCAGTGTCTGTGAGTATTGGTCTGGCAGTTGCAGATGTTCCTGTCGCCGAAGTAAACTGCACTGTTGGTGTCGCAAAGTATCCATTACCGCCATCAGTAACAGGTTCATATAGTCTATTATTTCCTGGATCTGCAGGAGCAATGTTAATTGCAGTACCCAATGCTGCGTTGTTTGCAGTCAATGCTAATTTTATTTGGTTGGCATTTACAACGATTACGTAATATATTGCATACTCTGTTAATCCACTAACGACATGTCCTGCGCTTTTAGAATAGATTACAATATCGCCAGTAGAATAACCGTGACTGTTTATCGTAATTATATTCGTGCTATCATTTACGCTCGTTGACGAGTCGAATTGGGTATACGCCTCACCAACAATTGCTTTTACTTGTCCGCCTGCAACAAGTGCAGAGGCAACTGCACCAGCACCTGGAACTCGAATTGTTGCAGTTTTCGGTAGACTTGTTACCAATTCATAAACAGCAGGGAAAACATATGCGAACTTAGTAACATTGCTAATGTTAGTTTCAACAGTTCGCTCATATGTTATCGACGAGACATTCTCATAGTATGTAATTCTGACTGTTTTACTGTTCAGGTCAAACGGATTTGCTGTAATTGATGAATCGACTGCAAGTTTTAATGTTACGTCTTCAATCCAAATACCATCAGATGCACGAAGAATTTGTTCAGATGGATAGAAAATTTCTGTGCGTTCATTGTATAAGATTCTAAAGAGCAGTTCGATTGCCCTCTCAGAACCTTTTGCTTCATAGAACTGCTTAATAAATTTGATTAAACGTCTGTCGTCTATTTGCGCCCCAATCGGGAAGTTCTGCGCATACTGGTTTTTAAACTTAGGAATGAACGTATCAAGTGTTCTGTTGATATCAAAATTTTTCTCATAATTGAGAAGGAAATTGTTTACCTGATTTTCTTCGTCTAGGAACTCATAATATTTTTCCAGGAACGTAACGAATACAGGATACTCGGTGCGAACGAAATCCGGAAGTTGATTTGCAATCAGATGACTTAATGATTGCTTGAACCCGTTGTATTCATCGTCAATGTAAACCATATTTGCAGTTGCTGCTGCACCAGAACCATTACCACCTGTGAATGTTACTGCTGGTGGTTCGAGATATTTATGTCCTCCCGATGTAACCGTGATTGCAGTGATTCGTCCACCCGCGACTGTAGCAACTGCTGTTGCACCTCCACCGCCAGCGATTGAAACTGTTGGCGCAGAGGTGTAACCCGATCCGCCATTCGTGACCGTTATACTGGCAATCTTCTTATAGAATGAGGTGGTCTGTGACATCTATTATTCTTGTGAATTAGCAACTGCCGTAATCGACAGACCTGCAGGAATGTTTACTAGAGAATTCGCGGCGCTCGTATCTAAAGTTAACACAGTATTTCTAGCAGCATATGGGAAGACTGCTGCTGTTGACACGTTCGAAGTTGAGGTCAAATCTGTTGTTAAAATATTCGGCGCATCACCAGAGGGTTCAACATAAACTCGTATAGTATTGTCTAGAGTTGATTCTGTTCCTGAATTAATGAGAAGATCGGAAATAGTAACAACACCAGTTGTATAGTCGACAGTTCCTACATTGGATAGAACAATAACATCATCTGATGCACGTTTCATCACAAGAGTTCCAATATCACCAACTGTCGTATCATGTTGATCAGTTATGTATACCACATAATCCTGTGTTCCGATAGTCGTATTGAAAGTCGTAGTTTTTAATGTTTCAATTTCCAATGGCCCATTAAATCTGACTACATAGTCTTCTGGAAACTCTGTGAATATCGGAATTCGTTTATGCATTAGTACTTGAATGCTCGCAGAGAAAATAGACTGCGTCGTTCCAACCACTGCCGACAGTAATTTAGAATAATAGAAGTTTTTCTGCAATTTATTGACGTTGTTCGTGAAGAAGTTTCGCACAACCGTTCCAACCTCGGACTCTATTCTCGAGGAGGTAAGAGATGTAATTGTCTTATTATAGTTGACTGTAATGTTCAAACCGATATATGTTTCGATTGGATCTACGAATTCAGGTTGAATAGAAACAACACTTCTTGGTCGAATAATATCTCTGGCGATAATATCTTTATCTGCTTGCGAGATAATCGATCCAGGTAAAGGTTGAATCGAAATAAACACTTTACCGTAGATTGGAGGATTATTCTCTTCTCCACCCCACACAGAAATAGAATTAATATTTCCAAATCTAGATCTGATCAGTGTCTCATAATCGTCTGATGTAACAACACGATTTTTAGTAGCGTTAAATTTTGGCGCATTGTAACGAATACTATCTACGCTTTCTTTTTCGCTACCACCAGTAGCAGCAGATCCCAAATAAACGACTTTAGTCTCGCCTGTTGCAGTGAACGTTCTTGATGGCGAAAAGTTAGGAATAAAATTCGCGGCGGATCCACTGCTTACGATATAATCGATGCTGACAATATTACCAACTTGCAGTTGCTGCCCGATAACATCATCGCCAAATCTTACTTCATATAAACCAGATGGACCCTCTTCGATAAAGAACGCTCTAGTATTTGCATCAACTTCCACAATATCATCATAAAAGTTCCATGTAGTAATTGATGTAACGGTATTTGATTGTTGCACTCTTACTCTTACAGTAGTAGTGTCAATGTTACCATTCGGTAAAACAAACGGTCCAGATTTATTAGATTGATCAACAATAAATGTATTAGTTACTCGCTTACCTTCAATCAGTTCCATCGGGAAACTGAATCCTGTTTGTCCCGTTTCAAGAATTACTAGACCCGAAACATAATCTTCTTTCGGGAAAAACGTATATGTGTTCTTTGCCGTCTTTGCAGTAAATGGGGTGTCGCGCGATATAGTTAAACTGGTATTTGTGAATGATACAGGTGGATCAATCTGCAGCGTAATATTTGCTCGAGCAGATCTTCTCGAAGTAGGTGTATAACCCAATGTTTTCGCAATAGATGCGACCGAGTTTCTCTTGACTGCGCTATCAATAAACATTTCATTTGCTTGAAGATGTGCGAGAGTTGCATTGTAGTGCGTATTATAGGCAAGAATGTCAAGAAGTATCGTGAGACCAGCGCCATCAAAATTATAATCCTGGAACTCCTCTTGCGATTGCATGAAGGTTTTTAGATTTTCCTTGATAGTTGCAAAATCTAATTCAGTTACATTAAGTTGAGACATCTTATCTACTTCTTCTTAGAACAGTTGAAAATGAAACGGGATCTGCAACCCCAACAACATAAAAATAAATTGTCACATCAAACGCATTCTGATCAAAGAGAGGCACAACATCTATTTGTTGCGATCTAACTCGTGGTTCATACTTATTGATTAGTAACTCTAATCTCAACTTCAAGGAATTGGCAGTAACCATGTCAACGTTCTCGAACATCATACCGTAGATCGGCGATCCAATTTTAGGTTGGAATGGTCTTTCATAGAAGTTCGTAAGAACGAGAACTTTCAGTGCCTGCTTTACAGCATTAACATCAAACTTCCTCGCAACGTCACCCGTAATTGGATGCGCTGCGAAGGATAAGTCTAAATCCGAATAGATTCTGTTTACTGTTTTTGTTGTCATATAGTTATTTATATCAACTTCTTAGACGGTCAGAATCGATTCATCATCTTAGATGAGGAATCTGTTTGAATTTTCCTTTTGATATATATTTTCCTGACGGTCCTTCCATAGTCCCGCTCATCCCAGGACGTTGTTTTCCATCTCTGTAAACCCACCCTACGTGAATCCATCCACTGGTTGATTTGTTTGGCGTATACTCTAGTAAGATTTGATCGTGCTTACAATTGTCAGTAATCCATTTTGCAATTTTAATGAATTCTCTTTTATCTCGACCTCCGATACCATCAATGTCAGCTGCAGCACCATAACCATGAGCGCCTGGATCACGTCCTCCTCTATTCGGATGCGTGCTTCTATACCCACAAGACAATCTAAGTTTACCCCATTTTTCTTGTGTAGGTTCAAGAATATTAACGCACAGGCAACGCAAGTTATTAATGATATCTGCTACTGTATGCCCATACGGAGATGACCGCAATCCTCTCCATCCATCTGGGCAACCATCGCTCGGAAACACACAAAGATCTTCTAACTTGAAGTTTGGTGATAATTGAAGATTACCATTATATTTCCCAGATAATGGGGTAAGTTCTACTGATTTACCTTTTAGTATAACTATGTTACAAGATTTCGTTGCAACACCAGATTTATCTGGAATTGTTCCAGTTTCTGTTCCTGGATCGCCTGTATCATTTGAAACTGTATTGTTTCCAGCACTTGATGGATCTCCGTCTGTATTGACGCAATCTGGATTATTGCTTTCTACTGGAGGAGTATCATCACCATCGGCATTCATAATATCATTTTCACCATCATAACCAGTAGCAACTGTATTGACAGTTCTTTCAACTGGTTGTGACGCAGATAGAGATACAGGTTTTTCTAACTCATATGTTACTGGGAGTTTCGCAGATACTGCACAGACTGCATCTTCAGCAGAACCAGCAGAACCAGCAGACGCAGGAACTGTGATAGATGCAGTGGTATTACCCTTTATATCGGTAGTATCATCTGGAGTATTATGTGTTCCCTTCAGGTTTGTAGTTCCTGCATTCAATGTAGTAATATTTGCTGTTGTTACATCAAGAGTTGCAGTATCAATAGGCGAAGACGTAACCAGTGGTGCCTTCAAACTGATGTTTCCTGTGCTTTCTGCATTAATAGTTCCAGCAGATTTAATATTAACATTACCTGTTGATTCTTGGTTGATCATCGCAGCAGATTTAATATTAACATTACCTGTTGATTCTTGGTTGATCATCGCAGCAGTTTTCAAGTTAATATCACCAGTAGATTTAGCAAGTAATTCTGCGTCAGTGCAGAGATTCATGTTACCCGTTGAATGGTTGAAGAACGATCCACCAGATTTGATGTGCGTATTAACCTTAGATGTCAGGTTTAACCCTGCATCTGTTGTTAGATTATATTTACCCGTAGTTTTGGTAGTGACTGCTCCTGTAATTTCAGCATCAACCTTACCTTCATTCTTAACAGAAATATCGCCTTCGTTTCTGAGGTAGATACCATCCTGCACTGAAAGACCAAGAGATCCACCAATGTTGACATTGACATCATTATGGATGTCAAGACTGACTTTGCCGTGCATAGTTAGTGCGGTATCATTCATAATGAACACATTACATTGTCCTGCAATGTGAACGTTGGCATTACCTTCAATTAAAACGAAACCATCTTTTTCAATAATGGAATACCCATTACCCATAATTTTATTTACTTGAGTTCCATCAGGTCCAGTCTCTGTAAAGGTTCCTGACTTGTGAGCAATATTCAAACGCTCAAATCCAGGAGTGTCATCAATTTCCAAAGCATGACCAGATTCACCAGCAAACACTTTATTATATGGATATTTTGCAGCGTATGGAGTTGCTGGTTGTTCCCACGTAGACCCAGAACGTCCTGCCATTTTGACAGCACGTTTTCTCGATGCATTTCTTGCTGCTGGTGAAGAACCTAATGACTGAGAAGATTTATCGCCCGCAGATGTTCTTGGGTCTGGGTTAATATTTTTAGAATTTACCCCAAGCGCAAGAGTATTGGTATCTGGTTTGTTTACGTAGTCTGGTTTTGGATATTTTTTTCCAGGATCAGCAAAACCTTTTTCATCTGGTTTTTCTACGTTAGTTCCCTCGTGCGTCGGAAGAGCATTCGCAGGTGCAGAATTTACCTGAGTAGTAGGTTCCGCCGATCTTGCATTATGCTCGATACCATTATCTAGAGTGTTCGGAGAAGAACTCTTTAATGGTGCATCAACTTTTTCTACTGTCTTAGTTTGTGTTACTGTTCCATCTGCGTCTGTTGTTGTGGTAACGGTTGTTACCGCACCAGAAGATTGAACAGTTGACACGGATGACGTAGAACTCCCGTCAGCAGAAGTTTCTGTCGCTTGTGAAATCGCAGAAGAAATAGTTTGGGTATCTGCAGTAAAGTTTGTTTGAATTTCATTCTTTGCTGATATACATGCTTCATATGTGAACGACAATCTAGATCTATCTGCTTCTTGCGCCTTAGCATCAAGTTGCTTGATGAGAGTTTCTATGTCAGCGGGATCGTCGAAAGCAATGGTTTTGTTGCTTTCAACATCATCAATTTTAGTATTCTCATTAGTGGTTTTTAACTGTTTTAGTGCTGTGACAATACTTGGATATGTTTTGGGCAACCATTCAATTACAGTCTCAATAGCAAGTAACCAAGTTCCACCAGATCCTCTACCATGCAAAGAATCGCGTTCTGCTGATTTGATTTGATTGAGTTTAGTTGCTGCAGTAGAAGCAAGATTTGCAGAATCTGAATCGGATCCTTCAAAAAGAACTCTTCCATTCTCGACTCTATCTACGACAGTGAGTTTAAAGGTTTCCGCACCAAGTTGTTCTAATGTAGTCACAATACCATTCTGAATAAAACTGAATGGATTTGTTACTGTTGTGGTGAAACCACCTGAACCAAGAACACTAACAGATTTCTTTACCGCAGTAACAACTTTAGCAGAGATAGTTCCATTAGAAGTTAATTCATATGTGATTGTTCCATTATTAATTGTCTTAACAATTTTCTTAGGAACTTCTTTTGCCTCTACTGGTGAATTAGATGTTTTTACAGTTTCAACAGTAGTTTGTCCAACGGGTGTTTCTGGTTCGTCTGCAGGAGGTGTTACTTCCTCATCCTTGACTACGCTTGTAGTGCCAGCAATTGGTCCAGGTGTTGCAACCTTTTCCTCTGGTAGCGCAACAGCATTGTATCCAACATCGAACCAATATTTTGCAGATACGCCACTTGTATCTGTCTTGACATTTCCTCGTAAATAATTTTGTGTGGAGTCAATATCCCAGCACAGTGATAATGCCAATGCACCAGCAAGAGTTTTCTTATCAACTGATTCAGTTATTGCACGAGATGTCAGCAATAACTGATATGTAAACTTTAGTAGATTTGAAGCAGCGAGATCTTGCAAAAATGGATTTTCTATGAATCCTCCATGCATGTCGCCATGATCTGTCAAAGCACCATCTGAATTTTTCGTTGCTAACTGCGGATGCACCGAAACATTGAATCTGGGATCGCCGCCATTAATTGGATAAATTAACATGTAGTATAGTGCATTGTTTCGAGCATTGACAGGCGCTTCAATTATTCTTGTTTGCTTAGACCTGTTGTATTTTACGAAACGACTATACCAACTTTCGTATTCCTCGTTGCCCTTCGAAGGAACAGGAATATTTGGCAGATTATTACTGATCCAGGTAGTTAAATCGCTACCGAACATTCCGGCATCGATCAGTTGCGTTACGCCAAGTTTATATACGCCATACTCACCATCTGCATGAACAACAGTAAATTTCCATTGATCACCAGTTTCTGTTAGTTTACCACCCTTTACTTCTAATAAATTATATCCTGGGCCGGGAGGTGTTTGTCCGAAATTATAAACCTTATTATAATATTGTAAAGTCATCGCTTTTTGAATTTCTTTCAAAAGCGTAACTACATCATCGCGAGTCAGAGAACCGATAGTTTCTTCTTCACCCATGTTGATCGTATCAACAGTTGTGAAATACGGTGTAAATGGATCATATTTTTTCATTGGTTATACCTTATACTTATTTCTATAGAAGGCAAATTTCTTTTTTCTATCAGCAAGACCCAGTGCTGGATCGGAACCATTGATTGCTGTAGATACGTACTCGACATCGCCCCATTTATTATTTTTACCGATTTTAGGTCGTTCTTTGTTGAAGTAGTAAATTAGTATTAATGCTGCGACTTCTTTAGTTGCTGCCAACTCTGGATTTTCCTCCAGCGGTTGGTTAAGATATTTCCCAGCTTTTCGATAATTAATTTTCCAAGTAAGTCCCAAAAACCCTCTTCCGCGATATTTCTTTCCATCTCCTGGTTTCGTATTACCCATCATTCTTGCTCTTTTTCTGCCTTCTGGGTCTATACTTGTAATATCATATCCGCTATGAATCTTTTTCCCGTTTCTGTTTCTACCATTATTAATATAATTGTCATCGCCCACTTCTGTCATTTTCGTGAATCCGCCTGACTCATGGGCGCATTGCGCCATTATCATAGCTTTGGCGAGTGGGGTATATCCATTTATTTTTTTAGCGCCATTAGCATCTAACCAAGATTCCAAATAAGATTCCAGATCTTTTGCATTACCCGTTGGTTGTACTACATCACCGACATCTCCGCTAGTATTATCACCATTAGAGGTGGCATTATCACCAGAAGAACCAGATCCCTCAGTCGGAGCACAATCTGCAGACGCTAATCCTCCTGGAATGGATCCAACAGTCCCAAAGAACATAGGGTGTTGCCCGTTTTCACCATCAGCAAAAAATCCAACAACCCAAGAACCTTCTACCGCACCCGTTGGCGACCAACCAACACCAGAACTTCCCGCCGAGTTTGCAGGCATAACAGGAATTGCCCATGGAAGATCTTCTGATGGAAGTACTTCGTTATCTTCAGTGTGATACCCAATAATTCTTACGCGACATCTACCTAGTCGTAGTGGATCGTTTCGATCCTCGACTACTCCAAACCACCAATAAAAGTTTGCATTATTGTTAGATGTAATATTGTCCATTGCCATTTTTTAACTTCCTATCACACTATTGACACGTTCAAGAACCTTCTGATAACTCTTTGGATGTAATCCATCATTAGAAGGAAACTCAGTTAGTTTAATTGTTTTGTCACCATATTTAGATGCGACGCC